ATGGTTGAAAAAATTGAGGATGAACAAGAGGACACCCCGGACGAGGAAACCCAGCTAGACGAAAACAGAGCAGTCAACCTCGAAGCCCCGGCCTACATGAGAGCGGCAGCCCGACAGGGACTCAGGTACTACGAGGAAGGCAAAGCCGGAGATGGTCTTGTCGATCGAACAGTGCGTGAAGCGCGAGCGATGGCATCGGGAAATATTACGACAGACAAGTGGGTAAGAATTGCCGCATGGATAGCCAGACACCTCGGCGACTTAGATGCACCAAGTGCAAACCCAACAAACGAAAACTATCCATCACCAGGAGTAGTCGCACACCTTCTCTGGGGAAGTGGACCAAGCAAGTCATCTGCACGCAGAGCACTCGAATACGCACAAGGCGTGGTTGCTAGACTTGAGGACGAGAATCGCACACTCACCGGTGCGGAAAGTAGGAACATGGCCAAGTTAGAAACTCGAGACTTTGATGCTCAGATTGAGCTCAGGGAACTACCCGACGGCACAGGAATGACATTCAGTGGATACGCCGCAGTCTTCAACTCAGCAAGCGAGCCCCTGCCATTCATTGAGAGAATCGCACCCGGAGCATTCAACCGATCGCTAAAAGCGAGGAACGACATCAAGCTCCTGGTCAACCATGACACCGGCCGAGTATTGGCCTCAAGCAGGTCAGGAACGCTAAGGCTCACTGAGGACAACAAGGGCCTCAGAGTCGAAGCAGACCTACCAGACACCACCGACGGCAGAGACATGGCAGTGCTTCTCAAGCGCGGCGACCTTTCAGCCATGAGCTTTGGATTCAGCGTGCCAGCCAACGGAGACACATGGAGCTCAGACGGCTCAGAGCGCACGCTCAAGTCCATCAGGCTCCACGAAGTCTCGGTGGTTGCTTACCCGGCATATAAAGCCAGCGAAGCCAGCGTCCGAAGCTTTGACCAAGTGGCACTAAGAACCGAAGTCGACCCAGACAAACTGGCCGATGCCATGCTAAAGCTTGAGGAGGGCAAGGACCTCAACGAAGCCGAAGCCAGCCTCATCAACACCGTCGTGCAGAGACTAACCCCTCAGCCGGAGTCAGCCGATCCAGAAAAGCAGGATGACCTAGGCTACCTGGATGTCAAGAAGAAAAAACTCGAAATGATATTGAAGGCATTGTAATGGCAACCAAGGAACAAATCGAAACAGCCATCCAAGTTATCAAGGACCACACAAGCAACCCCGAGTCCGGAATAATTTATGATTTGATACGCGAGTTAGAGCTTCTCAAATTATCAGCCCAAGAGGTTCGGATAATTGAGACTAAAGAAAAGCGGTAACCTCCCTTTCACCGCTAGGACCACTCGGGCCCCCGTTCCCCCGGGTGGTCTTTTCTTTCCCGAATTAGATTGAACGACTAAACTTAAATCAATCGCGAGAGTCAGCTCCGCGAGGTTTCTGTTTAGCGTCAACGCAACAGGTCAAATCAAAAACCAATCAATTAGGAGACTCATGTCTGACTTTCTAAAGTCACAGCGTGAAGCTATTGCTAACCTAACCGAGCAGATCCGTGAAGTTGTGGACATTGCCGATTCAGAGAAGCGTAGCTTTACAGGCGAGGAACTCGCCAAAATTGAAAAGCTCGAAGCTGACATTTCCAGCCGCGAGGATTCAATCTCAGTAGCAAAGCGTGCCGAGGAGCGTTCAGCTCAGGCAACACAGGCTGCCGCTTCATTTGAGGTAGCTTCAACCAAGCAGAACAGCGATGCAGACATCCTGCGCTCAATCGCATCTGGTGAAATCCGTGGCTACGAATTCGCTCGCGAAGCTCGTACATTGGTGCCATCAACGAACACCGTGGGTCAGAGTTTCTACTCTCGCGTGTTTGAGATTGCCCAGCTTGTCGGCCCGATGCTAACCACTTCAGAGGTATTCAATACAACCTCCGGAGAGAACCTAGTCATTCCGACAGTCACAGCGACTTCATCCGCTGGATCAGTAGCAGCCGGTGGAACAATCACCGAGTCGAACCCAACATTCTCGTCAATTACCCTTGGCGCGGAAAAATACGGTGCGCTAGTTCAGGCAGCCGCAGAATTAGTAAGTGACGCAGGATTTAATATCACTGACTACATCGCACAGCAACTCGGTACATCAATCGGCCTTCAGGCTAACTCCGTTCTAACCACCAAGCTATCAACAGCCGCAGGCTCAGTTGTAACTGGTGGAACCGGTGTAAGCGGTGCAGCTTCATACGAAAATCTAATCGATCTTGTGTACGGTATTGCCGACGGAGCGAGAGTCCTGCCAGGGCTCGGATTTATGATGGCCAAGACAGGTATCGCTGCAGCTCGCAAGCTAAAGGACGGTGCAGGTAACTACATCTGGACCAACTCTGCAGTACCAGGTCAGCCAGCAACCTTGCTCGGCTATCCAGTGTACGAGAACCCGAATGTGGCAGCCGTTGGAACAGGCGCAAAGAGCGTGCTGTTTGGACACCTTCCATCGTTCAAGGTTCGCGTCGCAGGTGGCGTGCGTGTTGACCAGTCAACCGATTTCGCTTTCTCGTCTGACACCGTGACTTATCGCGGATTGATCAGACTTGACGGTGGATTGACACACGCAACCCATATCGGCTACTTCAAGGGTGGCGCAAGCTAACCCCAGAAACAGAGCAGGAAACCCCTCGGTGCGTAGGCCGGGGGGTTTCCCTTTTCTGTTATTATCAATCCATGCCTACGCCAAATAAAAAACTCAGCGCAACGATTTCAGTCTGGAGCAACAGCTATGGAGCTCCCACAGGATACGGCCAGCAAGCCGAGCACCTGATCAACAAGCTCAAGCAAGCCGGAGCAGATGTCGCCATGCTTTCCAATTACGGCTTGGAAGGCAGACCTTCAAAGATTGACACACCATACGGCAAAGTGCCGCACTTCCCCCGGGGACTTGATGCCTACACAAACGACTCAGGACCGCTCGACCACAAGAACTGGATAGCAAGCAACAAAGAGCAACCCAACCTCATGATTACGCTCTACGATGTCTGGGTCTTGACAGCCAAGGCATTCAACGACTTTCCGATCGCGGCATGGGTGCCTTTGGACCACATCAGTATGCCACCGGCAGTCGAGGCTTTTCTGACCAAGGAAAATGTCACACCGATAGCCATGAGCCCTCATGGAGTCAGACAGATGCAGAGCCGAAAGATTGACTGCGAATATGTGCCGCACGCAATCGACACCAAGGTGTACAAGCCAACAGAAAAGATACAAGGCAGAGACATCAACGAATACATGGGCATTGAGGATGACACATTTCTAGTCGGCATGGTTGCCGCAAACAAAGCAAACGGAATGGTGCACCGCAAAGCTTATTCAGAGAACATCCTCGCCTTTTCTATTTTCGCGAAGGACAACCCAAAAGCCAAGCTTTACATTCACACCGATCCAATCGGAATGGCTGGAGGTTGGAACCTCCTACCTTTGCTCAAAGCCTGCGGATTGGAAAAGGACCAAGTGCTACTACCAAACCCGGACGATTACAGATTTGGATACGAGCAGAAAAACCTCGCGGCGATTTACAGCCGGATGGATGTCTTGCTCGCAACTTCATACGGTGAAGGATTTGGAATCCCGACAGTCGAGGCCCTCGGATGTGGAACCCGGGTCATCGGATCAGGATGGGCCGCAACCCCGGACCTTCTTTCAGAGGATTCATGGATGGTCGAAGGACAGCCAAGCTGGAATGCTAGCCAGCACGCATGGTGGCAGGTGCCTTCAGTTCCGAGCATTGTCAGCGCGTTAAAGTTAGCGTCCAAGGAAACAGAGAGGACGAGCCAGCAAGCCGTCGCCTTTGCTAAACAATTTGATATTGAAACCGTCTGGCAGAATCACTGGATGCCCACATTGGCCAAGCTGCTCAAGTGATTCCGGTCTTAGGCTTTGCCACACTTGCCAGGTTTGACCTTGCCGAAAAATTGCTCGCCTCGATTGATTACCCAGTGGAGCACCTAGTCATTGTTGACAACTCCGGCACTAACCAATGGAACCCAACGAAGCCAGACAAGGTAAAAAACCTCTGGCTGACAAGAGTGCCATACGGCCTCGGCTTGGTCGGAGCTTGGAACTTGATAATCAAGTCCACCCCTTACGCACCGTACTGGGTGCTGGTCAACGACGATGCAACCTTTGACCCGGGAGCCCTCGAGGTAATAGCAACAGATGCAGACCCGAAAGCTTTGAGCTTCCCAGACATCGTGCCGGACTGGTCGTGCATAGTCATCGGAGAAGCCGTCGTGGAGCAGGTCGGACTTTATGACGAGCGATTCTACCCCCTTTACTTTGACGACAACGACTACGAGCGCAGAATCCGCGCGGCAGGATTCCCAGTGCGACGGATTGAAGCCAAGGTGCACCATGAAAACAGCTCCACACTCAAGGCCGGATACCAAGAGCAAAACAGCAAAACCTACACAAAGAACCAACAGCTCAACCAAAAGAAAATCGATGCCAACGACTTCAGTGAAGGAAACTGGTCATTAAGAATACGAAGGGAAAACAGATGGGACTGATATACACAGGTGGAACCTTTGACCTCTTCCACGCCGGTCATGTTGAATTTCTGCGACGATGCTACGAGCTCGGACCGGTGGTGGTCTCCCTAAACACCGACGAATTCATCTACGAGTACAAGGGCAAGAATCCAGCCATAAGTTACGAGAACCGAAAGTCAGTCCTTGAAGCCTGCAGATATGTAGATCGCGTGATTGAGAACATCGGCAACGAGGACAGCAAGCCAGCCATTGAGCAGGTCGAACCAGACCTCGTGGTGATCGGTTCCGACTGGGCAAAGAGGGACTACTACGAGCAGATGCAGTTCACCCAGGACTGGCTCGACGAGCGAGGAATTGGATTGTTATACCTGCCCTACACAAAGGGCATCAGCTCAACAAACATCAAAGAGCGTATTCTTTGGAACCGATAGAATAGAACAATGGCAATCACAAACGGATACGCAACGCTGGCACAAGTTAAGGCCGCACTTAGAATCACCGACAGTGTCGACGACACCCTCCTAGAGATGGCAATCGAATCCGGTTCCCGGGCCATTGACGGCTACACAAACCGGAGCTTTTACAGCTCTGGAACAGCCACTCGATACTTTGCCCCGGAGGATTCCTTTGTAACGGTCATAGACGACCTTGTGAGCCTCACAGAGCTCAAAACGCAGTCAGACGACGAAACAGCCTACGACACTACCTGGACGGCTACAGACAGGCAACTAGAGCCGCTGAACGGTATTGTGGACGGATTGCCCATGCCATACACACAGATAAGAGCGATCGGCGATTATTTATTTCTGCAACTTGGTGGCGAAGCAACAGTCAAGGTGACCGGAGTCTGGGGATTCGCATCGGTTCCAATTGCCGTCACACAAGCCTGCGTCATTCAGTCCAGCCGAATCTACAAGAGACTAGATAGCCCACTCGGAGTGGCCGGATTTGGAGACATCGGAATCATGAGAGTGAGCAACCGACTCGATCCAGATGTGGCACAGCTTGTCGATCCTTACCGAAAAATTAGGTTCGCCTAGTGGCAAGCATCACAGACCTTAGAACTGCGCTCGCAACAAACCTCGCATCAATTTCAGGACTCCGCACAAGTGCAGAGATGCCGGACAATCCAAACCCACCAATTGCCATAGTCAGACCGACAGCGGTCGAGTACAACCAAGCCATGCGCAAAGGACTTACTAAGTATTCATTCGCCGTCGTCGTCATCGTCGGACGAGCAGAGGAAAGAACAGCCCAGCGCAACCTTGATGCCTATTGCTCGTCAACAGGAGCTAGTAGTATTAAGACAGCAGTGGAAACTGACAGGACACTCGGTGGCAATGCCTACGACTGCCAAGTGACCGAAATGAGAAACTACACACCCATCCAGCTAAACGAAGGCACATACCTAGCGGCAGAATTTGCCGTTGATGTATACGCCGACTAGGAGAAAAATAAATTGGCAAAATTCGTCGCAACCGATTACAACATTACAATCAATGGAACAAACTTCAGTACCTCACTAGCATCGGTCGAATTGCCGATTGAAGTAGAGGAGCAGGAGACTACAGCCTTCGGATCAACTTGGAGAACTAGAATCGCTGGCCTACAGAGCGGCTCAATCACTCTAGAATTCCACCAGGACTTCGCTGCTGCAGCAATTGATGCAACGCTATATCCACTACTAGGAACCAACGCAACAGTCACAGTACGACCAGCTGGCAGCGTTACCAGTGCAACAAACCCATCCTTTAGCGGAACCTTCCTCGTAACCCAATACTCACCATTCGCATCAACGGTCGGAGACCTAGCCACACTCAGTGTGACCTGGCCATTGACCGGAGCCTTGACAAGAGCTACAGCCTAATCAAATGCGAATCCCATTCACTGTCGAATTCATTGATGGCGGTAAGGAAAGCGTTGTAGCCTCAACGCCGGACTTCATTGCTTTTGAGGAAAAGTTCAACATCGCGGTCACGACAATTCAGTCTGACCCACGCCTGACATACCTAAGCTTTATTGTTTGGAACAGCCTACGCCGAAACAAGAAAACAGAAAAAACCTTTGAGGATTTCTGCGACAGCTTGGAGAACATTTCAGGCGATGATGTCGACCCAAAAGCCTAAAGATTAAGGGACTGGGCCCAACCAGTCAGCACTACTTAATCGCTTATTTGTCATGTGAAACTGGGATAGCACCAACGGCACTCCTACAGGAATCCGAACGAATGCTCTTCACAATGCAGATGTATCTGAAGGGCAAAGCAGAGCGAATGAATAGGCAACGGTAATGAAGGTCACTCAATCAATAGAGGTCTACGGCATTAGGGAAACCCTTGCCGAGATTCGCGATGTAGATAAAAACCTCTTCTTTGAGATAAGAGCCTACATGAAGCGAGCAGGTGACACGCTAGGTAATCGGGTGATTTCCAGCTCACCACTGATCGCACCGACTCGAGGATTCAGGCACACCGGTAGAACAGCATGGAAACCCGGAGCTTACAAAACCGAAGTAAGCGGCCGCAATGCTCGTAAGGATTCAACCGGAGCAACACCACTTGTAAGAACCAAGTTCCTTGGAGTCGGACTCAACATCGCCGACATGGCCGGCAGAGGTGGACTCAAGTCACGCAAAGCAAGGACAAGTCGCTACGAGTGGCAAGGAACCATTCGCTCGCACGCGGTCAATGGACAAGCCACAAAGATGATTCAGGCTTTAGGAAAGTCACCGTCCCGATACATCTGGGCCGAAGGCGAGACAGCCCTGCCGATGATTCAGACCTACGTGCTTTACGGAGTCGAGGACTACATGGCCCGGGTCAACAGGAACCTAGAAGTAGTGAGCAGGTAGAGCCATGTCAATTAACATCAACATCCTCAGCAACTTCAACGGCGCAGGATTTGACAAGTTAGAGCGAGAGCTCAAAAGGCTCAACACCCCAATCGAAAAGCTTGGTGCGGTAAGCCGGAGCCTAGCCCCAGCTGCGGTAATTGGACTCAGCGCATTAACAGCCATGGGAGTCGGAGCAGTTCGAGCTGCCGAGGAGGCCGGAGTCGCCGATCGCAGACTTGAGAATGTAGCCAAGTCAATGGGACTCTTCGGATCGCAGACCGGAGCAGTGACCGACAGGCTGAAAGCCTTTGCCGATCAGACGATGAAGGCAACAGCCATCGATGACGAAATCATCAAGTCAACCCAAGCCAAGCTCCTCACCTTCAAGAACCTGGCCAAAACAGCCGACGAGACCGGTGGAGCCATGGACCGGGCAACCTTGGCGGCCATTGACCTAGCAGCTGCAGGATTCGGATCAGCCGAGACAAATGCAACCCAGCTAGGAAAGGCACTCCAGGACCCAGTAAAAGGCATCACAGCCCTAGCCCGGGCCGGAGTCACATTCACCGAGCAAGAGAAAGAAAAGATAAAGACCCTGGTCGAATCAGGGAATATGCTTCAGGCGCAGGACATGATTCTGGCAGCCATCGAAACTCAGGTCGGTGGAACAGCCGAAGCAACAGCAACCAGCACTGCAAAGATGAATGTCGCCTTCGGTGAAATGTCCGAAGCAATAGGCAAAAGCCTCCTGCCCCTCTTTGAGCAACTGGTGCCACTCGTGACCGGTTTCTTTGATTGGATAGGAGCTAACAGTGGTGTGGTTTCAGTGCTGGCTGGAATTTTCGCAGCCTTGGCAGTATCAATCCTTGCCGTCAACTTTGCCTTGAACGCTAACCCGATTGTCAAAGTCATCACCTTAATCGCCGCGCTGGCAACTGGTGTCGTTTTACTTATTGATTACCTTGTCAAGCTTTACGGTGGCTGGGATAAATTATTCACCGACCTTGGTAAATGGCTCGGCGGTATCGGAGCTGCCTTCAAAACCACATGGGACGGCATCACTAGTTTCTTTACAGGCGTGGTCGCTGGATACATTAGCATCTGGGCAAACTTCTTCAACAACATCATCAACGGACTAAACGGCATTATCAGCCTGGCGAACACAGCCCTATCTGCGATCGCAGCGGCAACAGGTGGAGCAATCAATCTAAAGATACCTGAGATTCCAACCGTCAAGGGAATGCCAAATAAGAAAATACCTAAGCTCGCCGATGGTGGAATAGTCATGCCTCAGGTCGGTGGAGTGATTGCCCAGCTTGCTGAAGCAGGACAACCCGAAGCAGTCATACCACTGAACAGGCTCGACCAGTTCACAGGCAAAGGACAAACCGTCTACAACATCAATGTCAACGGAGGAGTGGGTTCAGGCGCAACAATCGGTAAATCAATCGTTGATGCAATCAAGGCATACGAGCGCACCTCGGGTGCCGTCTGGCAGGGTGCATAGTGCCAGCACCGACAGTCAAGGTAGAGCTAGGACTGAACCTCGGACAAGGCGATCCCTTTTCATTTGTCTTGGACAGCCCAACAAAAGGCTTACTAGATAACATAAGCTTCACGCTGGGCGGCGAGAGATTCTTTGACATTACCAATCGCCTGATTAGTGCAACCACTAAGCGCGGAAAAAACCAAAGCCTCGATCGCATTGATGCAGGAATGGCAAGCATTACGGTCGATAACTCAGACCGAGTGTTTGACCCCTTGTATCCGAACGGCCCCTACTTTGGTCAACTCATTCCACGCAGGACCGTCAGAGTTACCTCAAACAGCCTGCCAGTGTTTCTCGGAGCGATTGACGACTTCAGTATTGACTACGCACCAAGTAATAAATCTTCAGTCAGAATAGATGTCTCTGATGCCTTCTCCGTTTTAGCCAATGCAGCACTTGAGGAATTCACACCCAGCTCTCAACTTTCCGGAGCCCGGGTGGAAGCAGTGCTTGACAGGCCAGAAGTCAACTGGCCAGCAAGTCAAAGAACAATAGATGCTGGTAACTCAACAATGATGTCTGCCTTGGTCACACAGGGCACAGGCACACTCGAGTATCTGCAACTGGTCAGCAACTCGGAATTCGGAAACCTCTTCATAGGCAAGGACGGCAAGATCGTCTTTAGAGAAAGAAACGCAGTCCCGAACATTCCAAGCATTGTCTTCAGTGACGAGGTCGTGGCTGGAGCCTACACAGGCATACAATTCTCCAGCGTAAACAATGTTTATGGATCTGAAAACCTATACAACCGCATCGCAATCACCAACGCCGGCAGTCCAGAATTATCGGCAACAGCCAACGACGCTACCTCCGAAATTCTCTACGGACCAAGAGGCTACAGTGCAAGCGGAATCCTTGTACAGGACCAATCACAGCTGGACTTTCTCGCCGACTATCTGCTTGCCCGATTCAAAGAGCCCCAGTACCGCTTTGATCGTGTCACAGTGGTCATGGACAGCTTGACCGAAGCCAATCAGAATGCAGTGCTCAACCTTGAGATTGGTGACATCGTCCAGGTAAGATTTGAGCCCTCAGACATTCCCCCGGCCATTGAGCAGTATTGCCGAATCATTGGAATTAGCCATGACTGGAATCCGATTACCAAAGAGGTCAGCTTTGCCCTCGAACGCCTAGACTTTGCCATCTTCATTCTCGACGATCCAATACTCGGCGTGCTCGACGATGACCGTCTAGCTTACGAGTAGTAAACTAAGAACAACAACAAAGGAACCCAATGCCAAGAAAAACCTTTACCGCTGGTGAAGTCCTAGCCGCCGCAGATGTAAACACCTATCTCATGAACCAAGCTGTCATGACATTCGCCGGCACAGCCGCGCGAGGATCAGCAATAGGAACAGCCAGCGAAGGAATGCTCACCTGGCTTGAGGACACAAATGTTTATCAGTATTGGAACGGCAGCGCGTGGACAAATCTAGTTCCTGCTGCTGCAACTAACGCAACAGTAACGTCTGCTTACACCGCTACGGCTGCCAACGCTGGCGGATACATCCTTTCTACAAGCTCATCTGCTATCACTGTTACAATTCCCGATGTACTTTCTTTGGGCAACACAATAGACATTATCCGTGATGGCGCGGGAACTGTAACCATTGCTGCTGGTACAGGTGTGACTTCTTGGGCTGGTGCTGGTACTGCAGGCACTGCCGTTACATTTAAAATTGACCAGCAATACAATGCTGCAACAGTAATTGAAACAGCTTCGCAGACTTACCGCGTAATCGGCAGGGTTATTCCGTAATGCCTTTCAAGCTGGGAATTGTTGCGGTTGCTGGTAGAGGCCCGTCTGTCCCGCCTTACATTGTTACAGTTGCTAACAACGGTTCCCGAGTTTTTGCTTGGCCTTTCAGCGCAGGATTTGGAACGCGATACGCTAACCCAGCAACAGCGGTAGTAAGCAACGTTACTTCCGTAGCCGTAGCATCCCCTGGGACTTCTCTTATTGTCGGTGGAACTTCGTTTGACCCAACGCTTCAAGGCTATCCGTTCAACGCAGGGTTCGGAACAAAATACGCAGACCCAGCTTCGGGAATGTTTGGAGTGTTTGATGTAGATTTCTCTCCTGCAGGTAATACCCTTGTGGCAGTGGACCTTGGTTCTGCCGTAGGTGCTTACCCTTGGAACCCAGGATTCGGAACTAAGTATGCTGCGCCCGCTTCTGGCCCAACTGCCCAACCTAACGGAGTTGCTTTCTCGCCATCTGGTGGTCAGGTAGCGATAACTCAAGCTGGTTCCCCTTTCGTTATGGCTTGGCCTTTCAGCGCAGGATTCGGAACTAAGTATGCTGACCCAGCGAACCTGCCGAGTTCGGGTAATGGTGTTGCTTTTGGTAAAACTGGAAACTTTATTGTTACTAGCGGTAGCGGTGCTGGAGTAGAGGCTTGGCCTTGGAACCCAGGATTCGGAACTAAGTATGCTGCGCCAGCTTCTACGGTAAGCGGAACTACAGAGGTATCAGCTTCAACTAACAACGTAGCTGTTTCAATTCAGAACAGTCCGTATGTCGCAGCTTGGCCATTTAGCGCAGGATTCGGTACTCGCTACGCAAACCCAGCAACTTTGCCGACTGACGTTTCTCAGGGTGTCAGTTTCAACTCAGCAGGAACCGAAGTAGCAGTTGCCTCTAACGCATCTCCATTTCTAACGGTGTATCCTTTTAGTTCTGGATTCGGAACTAAGTATGCCGACCCACCAAGTCAGCCAACTCAGCCAACCCCAGATGTAGCATTCTCTTACTAATAAACAAACAAGAAAGAAACTAAAATGGCAGAACCAACATTTGACCCAATCAAGGCAAGACAAGATGAAATCGCTCAATACGAGCGCAACATAGCAACCTATACAGCTATTGCAGCAGCAACTCCGAGCGAGTGGCCTGAGCGTTTATTGGCTTACAAGGGCGCAACCGATAAGCACGCAGTAATCGCAACCATTGAGGACTTGGCTGATGTTGAGCTACTCAGCGACCTATGGGCGAACGCAGAAGCAAAGGCAGCAATCAGGACTGAAACTCTTGAGAAGCGTAAAGCGGAAGCAATCCTCGCAACCCTTATCTAATGGCTGAGGAAACAACCGGCGTGCGCATCACGCAGAATGCCATCTACCAAAAGCAGCTCGAGCATGGGGAAACCCTGATCAAGATTCTGCAAAAGCTGGACCACTTGGACGATGTGCCTGACCGGCTCAGAGAAGTAGAGCTGACCTTGGCCCGACTTGCCTGGATTGAAAAGATTGCCTACACAGGACTCGGAGCAGGATTCACCGGCCTCATTTCAGCCGTTATAAGCCTCGTGGTAAACTAGCCTCATGCGCCTCCCCTTTGACAAGCCAGTGCCCAAAATCAGCTCGCCCTACGGTTGGAGGATTCACCCAATCGAAAAGCACCGAAAGCACCATAACGGCGTGGACTTCGCCTCAGCCATCGGCGCGCCGGTAAAAGCAATCGCAGACGGCCGGGTCATTTTCGCCGGACCAAGCACCCTCAAGTTCAACGACGGAGAGCCAGCCGGGGGAGGCTACCTGATCAAGATACGCCACAAGGTAGAGGGCAAGTTCATCACCTCGGCATATATGCACCTGCGTAAGGGAAGCATCAAAGTCAAGCGCGGCGAGCTGGTCATTGAAGGGGAAACCATTGCCCAGTCCGGCAACACCGGAGAGAGCACCGGCCCCCACCTGCACTTTGAGATTCAGAGCGGCAAGGACTACATCTGGACCTCAAACGGCACCAGGTACGAGGAACCAATCAGCTACATCAAAACCCACCGAGAGGCAAAGCCATGAAACCCGAAACCCTAGAACAGCTAAAGAAAGCCATCTGGTCATACCTTAGAGCCGCACTAGCAGCCGTTGGAGCATTGGTGCTGGCAGGCATTGAGGACCCGGGAACCATTACAGCATCAGCCCTGATTGCCGGAGCACTTGGCCCACTGGTTCGAGCACTGGACCCCAACGACGATGCCTTCGGAATCGGCGCATCAATTGGCAAAGCCTACGAGAGCGCAAAGGCAGGGGAGCCATTGCTCGAAGCCGACACCTTTGAGGACGACATCGTCACTGATCCGTAAGATCAGCCGTAAGGTTTCGCTCGGCTTCAGTAGTACCGCCCCAGATACCCTTCATCTTGGCCGCAACGGCATACTCCAAACACAGCTCCCGAATCGGGCACTTTGAGCATATAGCCTTGGCAATCTGGGCAACCTCTTCCCGGGTTTGACGATCCGAGTGATGCATCCGCTCCTCCCGAAACCCCTCCGGTCGGCCGAGCAGGAAATCATCGGGAAAGAAAAAATCAGGCAAATCGGCGCATTCAACGAAGCCCACCTCCTGAATAGCGTGCTGGAGCTCAATGTAAAGCCGCTCAGTATTGACCAATGTCCGACCCTTTCCATAAGATGAAGCTAGATAGAAACTAGCAGAAAAAAGGGACCGAACTCAAATTGAGTCCGGCCCCAGTCACCAGAAAGGGAATAGCTAATGACAGTCAAAAGCCTACCACCAGAAACCACCGAGCTATTACAAGCCAGGTTGCTCGGCAACTTTGAGAACGGCAGTCCGGAGTGGCATGAGCTCCGCAACAAGCCCGGGGTAATTGGAGGATCGGACATCGCCGCAGTCGCCGGCCTTTCACCGTATGAATCACCCTTCACCAAGTGGGCAAAGAAAACCAAGCAGATACCCGACGAGATAAAACCCAACATCTCGATGCGACTAGGAACCAAACTAGAAAGCCCGATCCTCGAGATATTCGCAGAGGACCACCCAGAGCTCGAAGTCTTCACCACCGGCACATGGGCAAACACGCAGGACGAGTGGGCCCGGGCAAACCCAGACGGACTCTACCGGACAGCCGACGGCGAATGGGGAATCGTTGAAATCAAATTCAGCCGGGAGTATTGGTACCAAGTGCCCGAGCATTACCGAGCACAAGTGCTCTGGTACATGAGAGTATTTGGAATCAAGCAAGCCAAGCTCGCCGCGCTCGCAGGTTCCACTTATCAGGAGTACGACATCGAATGGGACGACTTTGAGTCACAGACCCTCTACGATTCAGCCCTCCGATTCAGAGCCCACGTGGAAAGCATGGAGCAACCCAAGTGGGACGGTTCCGCTAACACGCTCGAGACAGTCCGAGCGATGAACCCAAACATTGAGGACGGAGAAGTCGACCTCGACGAACTCGGAGTGCACTACTTCAACAAGCTCGGCGAGTACGAGACCACCGAGAAAGAGCTGACAGAGCTTAAGAGCCGAGTGGTGCAAGCGATGGAAGGAAAGAAAAGAGGACTTGTCTACGGCGACCATATGATTAGCATGAGAGCTCGGGGAGCAGGGATGCCTTACATTCACCATGAGAAAGGAAAGAAATGAGCAAAGCACCGATTGACATGACACCAGAGGAATTCCAGCAGCACCTCACAGAGCTGGACCACTGGGAGCAAAAGAACAAAGAATACAACCAATCACAAATAGAAAGCGATGACGAATAACCATGGCACAATTTAACCTGAACGATTACGAAACAGTAGAGGAACGCATCAAGCGATTCTACAAAGACCACGCAGACGGTCGAATCATCACCGACAACCTGACCACACCCGAGGACCGTCAAAACAAGATGTGGGTTACCCGATCCACAATTTACCTCACAGCCAAGGACCAGGAAAAGGGACTGGCAAAAGCAACCGGCCTAGCCTTTGAGGTCGACAGCACCAAGGGACCACAAGCTACAAGCGGCCTCGAGGTCTGCGAGACCAGCTCGATCGGTAGAGCCCTAGCCAACGCCAACTACTCCGGCAACAAGCGAGCAAGCCGCGAGGAGATGGAGAAGGTCGCCCGGGGACCCCAGACCCAGCTGCAGAAAAACTGGCTCGACCTAGCCAAGGACCTAGGCTCCGACCTTGAAGGACTTAGACTCTTATACACCGAGGCCAAAACAGCCAAGGCCTCCTCGGAGATTCTAGACAAGATAAAGGAACTGGCAACAAGTGGATCCGCAGGCAATGCAAATATTGATAGCGTCAATGATTGAGCTTCAGGAAACAATCGACGAACAATACCAGCGCAGACAACTGACGACCACGCAAAGATTGTGGGAACTTCAAAGAGAAAGGAACGAGAGACTTGTCACAGGAAATTATCACACCCGGCCAGATAGTAAATGAACTCCAGCGCATCACCCAGGCAATGGATAAAGGAGCCAGCGCACTCTACGATGCCGAATGCAAGCTCGCAGATGCAGAGGCAGCATACGACAAAGCGGTAAGCCTAGCCTTCATCAACAACGACGGCACAGTGGCAGACCGGCAAGCAGTCGCCAAGCTTCAGTCAGTGGACGACAAACTAAAGGCAGACCTAGCCCGAGCAGAATTCAACCGAGTAAAAACAAAGATGAAAACCCTCTCGGACCAAGCAACAATGCTGGCAGTCATGAGTCGGAATGTTGAAACGATGTGGAAACACGCATAAGAGGAACCAATGATTCAAGAGCGGTGCTCGTGCGGCTCGTCATTCAGAACCGACGAGGAAACAGCACACAAGCTCGTCCGGGAATGGCGACGAGTGCACATTTGCCATACCGAAAGCACCCCCGAGCTCAGAGACATTGAAACAAGTTCCAGCATTGGCTTTGCTGCAGATTACAAAGGAACCGGACTAGACATCCCAGCAAAAGAGTACGACCCCTGGGATGAATAGAAAAGAGTTTGAGCAGTACCTCAAGCGAGACCAACGATGCCCCCACTGCGGATCGGACGGCCCCGACCTTGTGGTCCATCACCGGCGCAACCGAGGCATGGGAGGCAAGCACAGCGCGGCAGACCGGCCCAGCTCACTGATGCTCATTTGCTCAACAGCCAACGGCCTCTTGGAGACCAGTGCCACCTTTGCCCAGCTAGGCAGGGAGCTCGGCTGGAAACTGACGGCCGGTGAGGACAGCACCAAGGTACCAATCCACGCCGACGGCAAGTGGTGGATACTTAGGGACGACTTCAGTAAGGTGGAGGTGCCGAACTACGAAAGGGACGAATGAAAATCGGGAGCTTATTTAGCGGTTACGGAGGACTTGACCTAGCGGTCAGCAAAGTCACCGGAGCGCAGGTGGCGTGGCATTGTGAATGGGAGGATGCCCCAAGCAAAGTGCTAGAGGAAAACTTCCCGGGCATACCCAACTACCGAGATGTATCAAAAGTCGACTGGCATTCAGTGGAGCCAGTGGAAATCTTGACTGGGGGATTTCCCTGCCAGGATTTATCGCTCGCTGGAAAGAGAGCAGGACTCGACGAAGGAACACGCTCTGGCCTTTGGTCGGAGTTTTACAAAGCAATCACAATCATCAAACCACAGCTGGTAGTAATAGAAAACGTAAGGGGAATACTAAGTGCAAAAGCAAATAGCGACATGGAATACGAATCTGAAATTATGGATGAACTTGAAGGCCGACCTGCTCTCCGAGCGATGGGTGCCGTTCTCGGAGACTTGGCCGAAATCGGGTACGATGCGAAATGGGCAGGTGTTCGAGCTTTCGATGCAGGAGCACCACATCAACGATTCAGAGTCTTCATCACTGCCTACCCCAACCACTAGAGATTACAAGGACGGCTCCGCTGAATATCAAAGAGACGGCAAGATTCAGACAGACACAATAGCCAGAGCAGTCTTCAGTGGTGGACAGGTCCTCCTGCCGACGACAAGGACAAGCATGGCCAATGGACCAACGAGAAAAGAGATAGCCGAAGGAAACCCCAAGAGCAGAATCGAAACCGAGGTCATGCTTGGAGAGACAAGCTGGGGAAAGTTTAGCCCGGCCATTCAACGATGGGAAACAACAACAGGTAGACAGGCCCCCGATCCAACGAAGCCCGACGGCAAGGACGGCAACCACCGACTAAGCTCCAAGTTCACCGAATGGATGATGGGCCTGCCCGATGGATGGATTACAGGCCATGGACTCAAAAGGAACGAGGAGCTTAAGCTCGCAGGCAACGGAGTCGTGCCTCAGCCTTCAGAGCTGGCACTTCGCATCTTGCTCGAAGGCATCCCACTGCCAACGACAGGCAAGCAGGTCAATCTGCCAACGCCGACGGTCAGCGATACCTTCACCGACAACCTACGAAGCACACAGCAAAAGGACGGCTCAATGCACAGCGTCACCTTGCCACAAGCCGTCAAGATGATCAAGGGAGACTAAGCGGATGGGAATCCAAGTCATGAACGCCGTCTGGCGAAACTCAAAAGCCACCGGGCGGCAGAAACTCGTCCTGTTGGCGATTGCCGACCACCAGGGAGAGCTAGGAGCATGGCCTTCAATCAAAACCCTTAGCACCATGACTAACGCCTCAGAGCGGTCAGTACAGCGCGACATCCAACAGCTGGTGGAATTAGGCGAGCTGCTCGTTGAAAGCCGGTCAGCACCGACACAGGGTCAATACAAAGCCAACCGATACTGGGTCACCCTCAAGGATTCCCCAGAGGTGACAGATTCGCATTCAGAGGTGACAGAAAGAGCTTCAGAGGTG